GGTATATGTGGTCAATCGGATCTTGTAGAGGTGGCAAAAGGATATGTGAATATTACTGACTACAAAACCAATAAAGAGATTAAGAAGGAATCTTATGTAAATTGGGAGGGTGTATCACAGAAGATGTTAGCTCCTGTCTCGCATCTAGATGATTGTAACTTTTGGCATTATGCATTACAATTGTCCACTTATATGTATATTATATTGAAACATAACCCTAGATTAAAGCCGGGAAAGATTACTATCCACCATGTATTATTCTATACAGAAGGTACAGATAAGTTTGGTAACCCTATTACTAAATTAGATGATCAAGGAGAGCCTTTAGTTAAGAAGATTGTACCATATGATTTGCCTTACCTGAAAGCTGAGGTTATTAACCTAATTAAACACAAACAAGATGCTAATTAAATTATTTGATATAGTAAATAATAAGGTAGTGCCTACTGAGCATTGCTACACTATATCATCTTTAAAGGATATCATGGCTGAATATCCAGAAGACTACTTAAAAGTATATACCTACTTATTCTATATGACTTGTCCTAACCCTGATCTTAATCCATTCTTTAATGTTCCTGAACATGAGAAGGAAGAGATCATTATGTCGGAGATTGATATGGATATTTCTACTGAGGATGATTTAATTATCCGGGGTATGAATACTTGTAAGAAGTTATATGAGACTCCTACGTACAGAACGTATGTAGGTATTAAGTCTATGTTGGATAGATTGGCCCATTATATGGAGACTACAGAGATCCAGCATGGTAGAGATGGTAACATCACTGCATTAGTGAACGCTGCTGCTAAGTTTGAGCAGATCAGGCAGTCTTTTAAGGGGGCTTATAAAGATTTAGCTGAAGAACAACAAAGCCAAGTAAGAGGAAATATAGGATTAGCTTATGACCAATAATACAGAACACAGTTTATATGGATGGTTGTTTACATACAACACATATACAAGCCAATGGAGTGCTTTTAAATCAGATGATAAAGAAGCATATTTTAATAATAGTGAAGAATGTAAGTCTAAGATTTCATCTAAGACAATTGATACATTACTATATATGATTATTAAAACAAACGGTAAACCTGAGGAATTTGAAGATTTAGTAGATGAGTGATATTATAGAGATACCAACCTGGGATAATGGTGAATGGACCACTAGTACCTTCTCTTCTAAGGAGGAATGGCGGGAGTATTTGCTTACATTATTTAAAGAACCAGGCCAGTATGACTTTAATGAAACGGCTTTACTATTTAATAAAGAGGCTACTAACTTTAACAAGTTAGGATTTTATACTGTAGCACCCTTTAAATCAAAGGATTACACTTACTACTGGGATGACCAAAAGAAGAAATGTAGGAATGGTGTACTATATAAGGATAAAAAACATGTATGGTATCTAACTAGGGACTATTACATGTGGCTTAACTTTCTACCTATTTATGATAAGGAAGAAAAGAAGTTTGGATTTGCTAAAGTCCGGGATGCTCAGTATCACATGGCCTTGTATGAGGTACTAGCTGAGTTGTATTATAAGCACGTAGCAATCTTAAAGAAACGTCAGATTGCATCATCATACTTTCATGCTGGTAAACTAATCAATTCATTATGGTTTGAAGAGGGTGTTACCCTTAAGATGGGGGCTTCTCTGAAAGACTATATAAATGATAAAGGTACATGGAAGTTCTTAGATGAATATGCATCATTCTTAAATGAGCATACAGCATGGTATAGACCTATGAACCCGGATAAGGTTATGCTATGGCAGCAAAAGATTGAGGTAAGAAAAGGGAATAAGAAAACTGAGGTAGGATTAAAGGGTACTATACAAGGTATGTCCTTTGAGAAATCTGCAACAGCGGGTGTGGGTGGTCCTTGTCAGTACTTCTTCCATGAGGAAGCAGGTATTGCTCCTAAGATGGGGGAAACATATGAGTACCTTCGGCCAGCATTACAGTCTGGTATGGTGACTACAGGTGTATTTATTGCAGCAGGATCTGTGGGTGATTTGGATCAGTGTGAACCACTGAAGAATCTTATCCTAAATCCTGAAGCTAATGACATCTTTGCGGTAGAAACTAATCTAATAGACGGTAAAGGAACTATTGCTACAGCTGGATTATTTATTCCAGAGCAGTGGTCTATGATGCCGTATGTAGATAAGTATGGTAATTCCCTGGTAGATCAAGCTTTAGAGGCTATTAAAGAAGAGAGGATTAAGTGGAAGAAAGAGATTGAGCCGGATAAGTATCAGTTGCGTATTTCTCAGAAGCCTACAAATATTGAAGAGGCTTTTGCATTTAGAAGGGAATCTGTATTTGCAGTGCACCTACTTGCTGCACAGTTAAGAAGGATTGAAGACAAAGAATATCCTTATGAATTGTTAGAGTTATATAGAGATGAGCATAATAACTTAACTGTAAAAGAGTCTAACAAATTGCCTATCAATGAGTTCCCTATCTCTAAAAAGACGGAGGATAAAAGTGGGTGTCTGGTCGTGTGGGAGAGACCTAAAAAAGATCCCACATTTGGAATGTATTATGCAAGTATTGACCCGGTTTCTGAAGGTAAGACTACTACCTCTGACTCTCTTTGTTCTATTTTTGTTTATAAAGCCCCTGTTGAAGTATCTAGAGAAGAGAACGGAGAGCAGAAAACTCATATAGAACAGGATAAAATTGTAGCCGCCTGGTGTGGGCGTTTTGATGATATCAAGAAAACACATGAAAGATTAGAGCTAATTATAGAGTGGTATAATGCTTGGACTCTTGTGGAGAATAACGTATCTTTATTTATTCAATACATGATCTCCCAAAGAAAGCAAAGATACCTGGTAACTAAGGATCAAATCTTATTCTTAAAAGATATTGGTAGTAATGCTAGTGTATATCAGCAGTATGGCTGGAGAAACACCGGTACGTTATTTAAAGCACACCTTATCTCTTATGCTATTGAGTTCCTTAGAGAGGAGATAGACCATGATTATAAGACAGATGGCTCTGTTGTAAAGACAACATATGGTGTATCTAGAATACCGGATCCTATGCTTATTAAGGAAATGCTAGCATATAGAGAGGGATTAAACGTGGATAGACTTGTAGCATTTACAGCTCTAGTAGCCTTTGCAAAAATTCAACAATCAAACCGTGGATATTTAAAACGTAGAGAAGTAAACTCTGAAAGTTTGGATAAGTCAAAAGATTTATATAAATTAAAAGTAGGGGCTTTTAGGCATATTGGAAAAAGCGGGTCTTCTAGCGGTATGCAAAGGCCAAAACAGGCATTTAAAAATTTAAGATGATAAACTGGAAGATGAGTACATCATTAATGCAAAACGTTACAATTAATGTTGTATACGTTAGTTATTATGATGAGGATGAGGAAGTAGTAGATATAGATTTACAAGAATTATTAGAACAACCTAACACAACAATTACAGACTATGCAGTTATATAACGCTATGCAGCTCAAGAATGGAGCTAAAGTAGAGTATAATAGGATGAGTACTCTTACTCAACCTATCCAATTTATACCAAGAAAGGAGAAGGATGATGATTGGGCAGCCTGGAATCTGGATTGGTTGGAATGGCAGGGTATGAAACAGTTACGTAGAAATGCTAGAAGGCTTTCTAAGAACTATAAACTTGCTAAAGGTATTATTGATAAAACAGATTATGTTGTTGAAGAGGATGTAGAATATGCAGAGTTGATTGATGTTCTTACTAAAGAGGATCAGTCTGCATTAGAGTTAAAGTTTTACCCAATTATCCCCAACGTAATTAACGTACTTGTCTCTGAATTTGCTAAGAGGAACACTAGAGTTAGCTTCCGTGCTGTAGATGAGATCTCATATAATGAGTTATTAGAGCAGAAAAGAGCTATGATTGAGCAGAAGCTATTAGCTGATGCTGAACGCAAGATAGTAATGAGTATGATTGAGCAAGGTGCTGATATGGAAGATCCTGAAATCCAGAAAGCATTAGCTCCAGAAAACTTAAAGTCTTTACCTGAGATTGAACAGTTCTTTAAGAAAGATTATAGATCTATGCTAGAAGAATGGGCAGAACACCAAGCCCGTGTAGATGAGGAGAGATTTAAGATGGATGAACTTGAAGAGAGAGCTTTCCGTGATATGTTAATCACAGATAGAGAGTTCTGGCACTTTAAGATGAATGAGGATGATTATGAGATGGAGTTGTGGAATCCACTAGTAACTTTTTATCATAAGTCTCCTGATGTAAGATATATCTCTCAGGGTAACTGGGTAGGTAAGATTGAGTTATTTACAGTAGCTGATATTATTGATAAGTATGGTTATTTAATGACTGATGATCAGTTGCGTTCTATGGAGGCTATTTATCCTACAAGAGCAGCTGGATATCCTTTAGAAGGTTATCAGAATGATGGATCATACTATGATGCTACTAAATCACATGAATGGAATACTAATATGCCTTCTTTACAGTACAGACAGTTTATGTCTACCTGGGAGCAGAATAGTACAGCCGGTAATGATATTGTTAGCTACATCATGTCTGAGTCTGAAGACTATGTAGATTATAAGAATACAGATATGTTACGTGTGGCCCATATCTATTGGAAGTCACAACGTAAAGTAGGACACTTAACTAAGATTGATGAGAATGGTCAAGTGATCCAAGATGTTGTAGATGAGTCATATAAGGTTACTCAAAAACCTTTGTATGATACTACATTATTTAAGAATAAGAACAAAGAGAATCTAATTGCCGGTGAGCATATTGATTGGATTTGGATTAATGAAGTATGGGGTGGTGTAAAGATTGGACCTAATTACCCTGCATATTTTGGTATGAATAATAACTCTGGTGGTATTAACCCTATCTACATTGGTATTAATCAATCAAAACCCGGACGTGTACCTTTCCAATTTAAAGGAGATGCTACATTGTACGGTTGTAAATTACCAGTAGAAGGATCTGTATTCTCAGATAGAAACACTAAGTCTACATCTCTTGTAGATTTAATGAAGCCTTACCAGATTGGTTATAACATTGTTAACAACCAGATTGCTGATATCCTGGTAGATGAGTTAGGTACTGTGATCATGTTAGATCAGAATGCTTTACCTAGACACTCATTGGGAGAGGATTGGGGAAAGAACAACTTGGCAAAAGCCTATGTTGCAATGAAGAACTTTCAGATGTTACCATTAGATACTTCTATCACTAACACTGAGAATGCTCTTAATTTCTCACATTACCAAGTATTAAATCTGGAACAGACACAGCGTTTGATGTCTAGAACTCAATTAGCTAATTACTTTAAGCAACAAGCATTTGAGGTCATAGGGATCACACCACAGCGTTTGGGAGAGCAAGTGGAGCAAGCTACCGCTACAGGCGTTAGAATGGCTGTATCAAACTCCTATGCGCAAACTGAGACATATTTTATTAATCATTGTGATTACTTAATGCCTCGTGTGCACCAGATGCGTACAGACTTAGCACAATTCTATCAATCTACTAAGCCTTCTATCAGATTGCAGTATATCACTTCTACTGATGAAAAGGTTAATTTTGAGATGAATGGTACAGACTTATTGCTTAGAGATTTCAATATCTTCTGTACAACTAAGACAAATCATAGAGCTACATTAGAGCAATTGAAGCAATTAGCACTTACAAATAATACTGCCGGTGCTTCTATCTATGATTTAGGTAATATCATGAAGGCTGAGTCTATCTCTGAAGTTACTCATATCCTTAAGTCTGCTGAAGAAAAACAACAAGCACAACGTCAGCAAGAAATGCAGCAACAACAAGCTATGCAAGAACAAGCTTTACAAGCTAAGAGTCAAGAGACTATGATGAAGATGCAGTTTGAAGCTGAAGAGAATGAGAAGAATAGACAGAATGATATTGTTATTGCTGAAATTAGATCAGCTGGCTTTGGTGCTGCAGTAGATGTTAACCAGAATCAGATGTCAGATTACCAGGATGCAATGAGGGATATCCGTAAGAGTGAGGAGTTTCAGCAACAAATGGATCTGAAAAAAGAATCTGCTGCTACACAGAAAGCTGTTAACATGGATAAGATGGCAATTGAGCGTGAAAAG